GAAACCGACTCACCTGTCGGGCGGCGGCCATTAGGGCCGCACGCCCTCGGGTGAAGCAGTGCACGTTACGGACAGCCCCGAGCCCCGAGGATGGGGCCGAGGGCCATACCACCAGAGACCCATTGACATGCCACGCCGCGCATGCTATTCTGGCCGTATGGGTAGGATACGTCGACCGCCACGGCCGCAGGCGCCGCTCGTACCACATACGCAAGCGACGCCCTATTCTATGGACGCGCGGACGTACGAACGCGAGGAGTTGGGGGAACAAGAACTTGAAATCCTTCGTCGCCTTCTCGAACGACAAGAACCTAAGAGCATATGTGTCGACATGGGGCTTGCGCGGCAGACTCTGGATGCACTGTCCCTTCAACCCAGGTTTCAGCGTGAGTACGAACTTCAGGCGAAGATTGCCGATCGAAGCATTCGAGTACGCATGGAACGCCTCGCAGGTGAGGCTCTTGACGTTGTCCGAGACGTTATGCGTACTGCGGTATCTCCCGGTAACCGCCTTCGAGCTGCGGTGGAGATACTTGATCGAAGCGGCTACGTCAAAATTGAGAAGCGACTCACGGTTACCGCCGATGCTGAATCGATCATTCGCGAACTCAATCGTCTGGGAGCCACCGACGCTGTGCCGTCTGACCCAGTGACCGTACCACATGCCACACAAGTCGTACCTACTAATGAAGGGGGAGAAACATTTGAAGACGCGGAATTTGAGGAAATCGGCGCGGCCGTCGCCAACGCCGTCGCCGAAGGGCGACTCGATCAAGACGCTTAAGAAACCTCGCCGCAAGGCGCGGGTGCCCCGGACGCACAGGAGTGGCGCTGCATTCTCACGATCCATCGGGCCAACGAACTGACCGACCAGCAACGCTACGTTATCGTCAATTGGCTGCGGGCCAAGATCAATGAACTCGGGACCGATGAGTTCGGCCGCAACCTCGCACCGACATATCGCGCACGGACCCTGGTGTAATGGCCACACTGACCAAAGACCAAGAGATCGCCCGCACGATGAAGCGGTGGTACAGTGACCCGTGGGCCGCCATACGCGAGGGCAAAATCTTTACGCTTGACCAGACGGACGCGCGGACGCCGGTAAAACAGTTTCCCCCGAAACAACACCTCGAACAGATCACGCGGATATGGGAAGCAAACCCCATGTTGCTTGTACCCAAGAGTCGGCGCATGATGCTTTCGTGGTTGATGTGCTACCTGCATTTGTGGTATGCTATGTTTCACCCAGGACGTGCGATCTTTATCGTCAGCGACAAGGAGCAAAAGAGTGATGGTCTGGTCCGTATGTGTGAATTCATGTACACGAATATCCCAGACGGGACAATTCTTAAACCGATCATGCGCTCAAAATATTGCGCGCTGGAGTTTCCCGGACTGGATTCCTACATCATGGGCCTTCCAAGCGGGGCCGCTCAGCTTCGACAGTACACCGCTTCTGCGCTACTTTTTGATGAATTCGCATTTTGGGGTGACGCCATGGAAACGCTTGGTGCTGCTCGGCCCACTATCGAAGGTGGGGGGCGTCTCACCATCGTCTCTTCAGCACAAGATGGTCCATATAAAAAACTCGTGTTCGATGAAATAATGTTTGACGAAGGACAGCATCATCCCAAGTGGTCGTTTGTACGCGGGTGGAACGAGCGGCGTTGCACATGCGCCGCCTGCTTACCGGCGTTGCAGTTCCGACAGCAGCCTACCATGGCGCCATACCTGCCGGTAATGCAGCCACAGCCAGCGCCCTCCCCCTATTTTTATGGTGACATAGTCCGAACCACCAGCGGCACCACCAATGTCAAGTAACGTCTCGCCACTCGCGGCCGTACTACTGGGCAACCCGGGCGGCATCGCATACGTCCCGGACCTACCCCAGGGCGCCGTCGTCACCAACACCACGCGCGGCATATGGGAGTGGACCAATGTACAAAACGGCTTTCACGTCGCGCTCGTTCATTTTTCAAGCGACCCTTCCAAGGACAGTGACGCATTCGTCACGGAAGCACGCAAAGGAACTTCGGTCGCTAACTACGAACGCGAGTACAATATTCGCTGGCAAAGTTTTCGAGGCAAGCCGGTTTTCTCGGAAGACTTCAAGCGTAATTTCCACGTTTCTACCGCGCCACTCGTGGCCCAGTCACAACTACCTATTATTCGTGGATGGGACTTCGGTCTATATCCCGCATGTGTGTTTACCCAATTATGGCCGGGGATGCGATTGGTGGTGCTCCGAGAGATATGCGAATCGGGCATGGGTCTCGAACGGTTTCTCGAAGAGGTTGCTGCGAAATCCATTGAGTGGTTTCCGGGGTCGCGCAAGTACTACGAAGTAGTAGACCCCGCAGGTTTCGCCCGCTCGGCGAACGACGAACGTACCGCCGTGTCGATGCTCGCGAACACGTCGACATACCGCATGAACGTCACTCCCGGGGTGCAGGTTCCGGCGGAGCGTCTCAAGGCCGTACGCAAATTCCTGAGTCGCGTGGTGCGCGGCGAGCCCGCGATGCTGATCGACCCATCGTGCCCCATGGTCATCGGTGGCATGGACGGCGGCTACCACTATTCCTATAATGTATCTGGACAACTCAGAGAAAAGCCCGAGAAAAACATCTACTCACATCCGGCCGACGCCCTACAGTATGTGGCCACGCGAGTCCTGGAAATGGACCTGAGTGGTACTGCGGTGCCCGAAATCAAATCTCCCAGTTATGGTTTCAGAAATGCTAACTCAATAAAGGAACACACCCAACATGGCACAAAATAGTTCTACCTATACCGGCGTACAACTCGCCCAAGACGAGGTAAAAGAAGGTGCAAAGCAAAAGACCAAAACCGCCGTGGTGGACGATGAGACCGCTCTCGCCTTTTTCACGCATGTCTACACGGCCGCTGATGAGGCGCGGCGGCCTCGTGAGGCCGTCTGGAAGCAGTCTTGGGATTTGTACAACGGTCAGTACGACTGGAGCGGCAAAGCGAACTGGCAATCAAAGGTCAACATCTCACTGGTACGGCAAGCCGTCGACCGCGCAGCAGCGACCTTTCGTCGCGCGCTCGTTCGCATGCGTAACTTTTTTGGGGTCGAAGCGGAATCCCGGGTTGGTTATCAGCAGGGTTTGTTCACGCGTTCCCTTTTGGATTACTGGCTCGACCGCGCCGGATTTGTGCGAGAGTTCACTTCGGCACTTAAGGTGGGTCTCATCACTTCAACGATCATAATGAAAGTGTGGTGGGAGTACTGTTGGGTCAACGACTTGACCGTCGAAATGCAAGAGAGTAAAGTTCCTACAGAGTCGTTCGGTCTGGAGACAGGATATGAAAACAAGCAAGTTGCTAAACCAAAACGCGGCCAGAGGCTTGTTGGTAAACTGGGACTTCGAGCTGTCGATCCGTTCAAGTTTTGGGTGGTCCCAGGGAGTGAAGGTCGATACGTCATCGAGCGTACCGAAGCTTTGCTTGCAGATTTGGAAGCCATGGCCAAAAAGGGTATTTATGACATCGAGGCCGTTGCGCGGCTCGTACCTAATGCAGGTTCCGCTGACGTAAACTCCCAGGAAGACGCCGAGCGCAAGGGCGAACTTCCGGCGACCAATAAAAACTCGTTCATGAAAAGCGTCAATCTTTACCACTACTGGGGCGACATCTTCGACGAAGAGGGCAAGATTCTGATGCGCGACGCGACGTTCACCGTGGTGTGCAGCGCGAACGGTGACCCCGTCGAGATCATTCGCAAGCCCCGGGCGAATCCCTTCTTTCACGGCTGCGCGCCCTACGTCGTCGGTACGCCCTACGTGGTACCATTCTCGACTTACAATCGCGGCATCGTCGAAGACGTGGCGGGCGTCGCCTGCATGATTACGGAACTCTCGAACCTCATTGCGGACGGCGCCATGTTCGACGCCATCAAGGCATTCGAAATCGACATTGACCAACTTTACTCTCAGGCGGAGGCAGCCGATGGTGTGTATCCCGGGAAGACATTTCGTAAAAGTGGACTCAAATCAGGACCCGTGGACAAGCCCCTTGTACGGGCTGTTGACGTGGGCAAAATGCCACACGAGGCCATCCATGCGCTGGCATACTTCGACAGTATCTTCCAGAAAGGGACACAGATCACTGAATTCGTTTCTGGATTCGGGGGGAGCGGAAGCAAGACTGCCACTGAGGTCTCTACAAAGACATCGCAGGCTCTCGAAGGGCTCGATGATGCCGCTCGTACCGTGGAAGAAACCGTCATTGAGCCGCTGCTGGAGCTGGGAGCAAAGACGATTTACCAGTTTCACACGAACTATACAATGCCCCGTCTGGTCGAAAACTTCCCTCAAGCCTCGATGATGCTGCAAACCCTCTCACCGGCCGAGCGTTACATCCTGATGGCGGCCGACGAGGGCTTTCAGTTCAAGGCGCGTGGCATAAGCATCATGCTGGACAAACAAAAATCCCTTGAACAAGTAGGGCAGTTCTTGCAACTCGCGGGCCACATCCCCGGGATGCTCCAGCGCCTCAACGTCGACTACGTCCTCGAAGACATCTCCATGGCCCTCGGCTGGAACCCCGAGCGCGCGCTACTCCGGCCCGCACCTTCGGTCCAGGTAATGGGCCAACAGGGCGCCCAGGGCGGCCAAGGCTTTCCACAACAGGGCACCGGTCCCACCCCAGCGCAACAGGTCGCGGGTGAGCAGGGAGCCGAGCAGGGTGGAGCACAAGGGAATCCCATGGCAATTATGGGAGCTTTAGGGTAACAGCTAGTACCCACGGCCTCCTCCCCGTGCGGTACGATCGCCCATTTACCAGGGGGCGGCGATTCATAAATAGCCCCCCGGTGCCAACCCTCTTGACACGTGACTCCACAAATGGTATCTTTTAAGGAAAGGTAACACACATATGGCAACCGAACGCGTAGCATCTCGCAACGAATGGCTCGACAACCATGCCGAGCACGATGACTTTGACCCGACCAAAATAACGATTTCACCCAAGGCCAAGGGCCAACTGGCAGACGGCTACTCGAAGCTCGACGCTGGCAAAGACGCCACGGGCAAACCGCTCCAACTCAAGAGTGAGCGCGAGCGCGTTGGCAGCAAGTGGCCCGGCCCCAAAGGTCGCGTCGGCACCGTGCTGCACGGCAAAGCATCACCTTCGAGCGCCGAGTCGTTTCTACATGTCGCCAAGAACAAAGAGTTCCAGGCGAAGTAAATGCCCGGCAAACTGCCCCGACTCGGGGC